GAACTGATCGACAATCTGCGAGGCGCCCGGCAAGGTCGTTCCATCGGGGCTTTTCGTGGCAACGTTGTTGACCGTCACCGAGACGGACGCCGTGTTCGCCGTTAGATTCTGAACGCCGTTGGCGAGTAGCGTCGTGTCATAGGGAATCGAGAACGCCTGACCAGCGAGCGTCTGGGGCGTCGAGCCTGCTCCACCGGTGATCGTCTGGCTCGACGTGCCGACTACGTTGACGGAGCCGGACACTGAAGCGCCGGATGCTGGCGAAGTGATGGTGATGGTCATGAGTAGTCCTTTGTGATTAATCAGCGAACCCGGCGAGCGCGGATGAAACCGTTCACCGTCTGGCTACCGGCTGCGAAGGTCGATTGGACAACGCAATAGGTCGTCGTCGTGCTGGCTACGCTCACACGGACGGTCGGCGACGCGAACACCTGAACCGCACCAGAAGGGACTGTAGAGGCAAGCTGGACATAGCCGCCAGTATTGGAACCCGGAAGCGTCGCCGACGTGGTGCTGATACCTGTCGCAAACACAGTAGGCGCCACGCCGACCGGGATGAAGGTCACCACACATGACACATCCCAATCGCCCGCCGTCAAGCTCGCGCTTGTTGCGTTCGCCGTCGTGGCCGTCGTGAGCGATGTACCGGCCGTCGAATTTGGGATGTATTCGCCGATCGCGCCCGCGCTCGCGTTGTTGTTCGTCGGCGTGCCAGTAATGCCGACGGTCGAGACGGGCGTGATTGCGCCTGTCGCCATCGTAAGGCCGCCGGTAACGCCGACCCCGCCGGATGAAACCGTAAGCGCCGGCGTCGTCACTGTGCCTGTGAACGTCGGCGACGCGAGCGGCGCCGCGCCCAAAGTAGTCAACGCCGCGCCAGCCGATGCGCTGCCGGTCCCGCCGTTCGCGATCGGGAGCGGATCGGCGACGAAGGAATAGGCGCCCGCACCAGTCCGCTTGATGAACCCGGTCGACGCGAACCCGCTGATATTGTCGAGCGCCGTGCCGCCTGCCGCGCTCGCGCCTGTCCCGCCGTGGTTGACGGCAAGCGTTCCCGTCACACCTGTCAGCGGTACGCCGCCCCACAGCGGCGCGGTCGTCGGCCCGGTCGACACGATCGCTTGCCCGGCGCTCGATCCGGCCGGGTTCAGCAACTGGATCGGGCTGAGCGTCGCGCCGAATGTCAGCGCGGAGAAAAGCGCGAGCGCGCCGGCAAAGATGCGTTTCATTTTAGGTTCCTGATTGTGCGAGCAATTCGGTCTTGCGGTCGCTACCGGCTGAGCTACCGAAGTAGTACGCAATAACGCCAGTCCACGCCGTTCCGAGCGATCCGAGCATCAGCATGAGAGCGTCGTGCGTAGCCTGCGGCAGTGGATGAAACACCATCAGCGCGAGCACGCCGAAGAATCCAAGCGTGACGAACAGAGCCAGAAATGGCGCCACGAAGCTCTTGGTGCTGATCTGCATCTGCCGTGCGTTTTCGCGGTCCTGTACCGTCAGACTCGCCAGCGTCTCGACGTTCTTGAACCCAGCCTCGGCCATGCGAGCGGCGTAGTCCTGATCGGCTTTGCGCATCTGGGCGAGTTGTTCCGGCGTCGCGCCATTGATCGCAACTGCGACTGCGTTTTGTCGATCGTCGATTGAGGTATTCGGCGGGACAGTCATCCCAAACACTGATTCGAGCGCAGTGACCGCGCCACCAGCCAGCGGGCCGCCAATCACCGAAGCGATCGAAGGAGCAAGCTTCTTGACTACGCTGAGTGCATCTGTCCATCCGCTCATATCAGGCTCCTCTCAACATCATGTCCGCCAAGCGAACCGCTCGACCCCTAACCTGCGACGCCCATGCGGAATTCAGCATTCCACTCGACGCATCCTTGTACTTACCTTGGCGCATCGCTGCGAGGGTGTTCTTGAACCCGAGCAACTTCGTGATCCCAAGGTTGAAAGCCATGTTCGCCAATACGCGTTGGCGCACGTCATTCAAGTCTGTCCACCACGGGAGGTTGTGATCGAGATCGGCGAATACGTTTTGGATGTCTTGCGTAAGAAGAACGTTGACCTGCTCGTCGGTAAGCGGATATGACCAACCGGCCGGCAGCGGAGAAGCCTGAAGGTTGTGACCGACTCCAACAGTGTCGATACCCTTCGTGTCTTTGTACGGCTTGTACTCGACTCCTTCATCGCGCCGAAGCTCGGAAATCAGCACGAGCAGATTGTCATCGTTCATTTCTTGAACACCTTTTCATAGATCAAGAAAACGGTTTGCAGAATGGTGTAAATGATCGTGATAATCACGAGCCAGTCCTGCATCCCATAACCGAGCAGCGTTGCTACGGTCGCCGAAATTGGTGGTGCGGCTTTTACCGCGCTTGCTGCTAGATCGTTCATTTCAACTCCCCGGAATAAGCCGCTTCTCCGAGCGGCTGTATCTGTTCTGTCACGGCGCACCGAGTAACGATGCGTCTTGAACCTGCGCTCGGAACGCAGCCTTTTCTGCTTCGCCGGCATCGCGTACTGCCTGAGTCAGCGGACTCGGCTCGCGTATGACTTCTTCTCGCGGCGCCACACGCTGTTTCTGGTCGACCATCTGCAAGGTTTCAAGCGCGCCGAACAATCCGAACAGTTTCTTTTCTTCTTCCTCGCGAGCTGTCAAAAGGTCGAAAAGCTTTGCTTTCGATTGCGCGATTTGCGTGCTGATGAATTCGATGTCTTTGTTCATGGTTTAGCCTGCGATCCAGACGCCTGTAGTTAGGTTGAAGTGAGCGGCCCGCGTCGAAGGGCTGGACCAGATTTCGAGAAAGCCCGAAGTCGAGTTGTATTGCATGAAGCCGAAATTTCCGAACCCTAGACGCTGATCGCGAAGATGGATTGCGCATTGATTCGAGCCGGCGCCATATGCAGCGTTGGCGGTCGCCCCGACATCAAGCCCGATACCTCCCGGAGTGATGCCGCTGCCGTCCGTTGAAGCGCCGTATTTGAAGTTGATGAGCGTTGCCGGCTGCGCCTGGATATCGATCCCGATGTGATCGACAGAGAACGTCTTCATGTAAATACCGGTGCGCCACTGATTGGCGACGCCGCCGCTGGCAATGCCATGCGCGAAGGTGTTCTTGTTCGGACCAAACGAGATATTCCACATGCCGGCCGAGAAAGGCGCGGTCGTCGGAAACGCATCGTTGTATGCGTAGTCGCTGCCAGAGAAATTGAACGTGTCGACTTCAATCGAAGTCATCGTGATGTTATGGGTCTGCGCGAACACTTCCGCGTAAAGTCCCCAAATCGCGCCAGTCGTGATCCCATGCGAGGATGCCGCGAGGCCGACCGATTGAGCCGCGCCCGTTGTCGACTGATCCTCAAGATAGAAGTAGCCGCCATACAGCCAGCCAGTCCCGCCCGGAAGCCGCTTGTGCGTCACATAGAGCGACGAGATCAGGTGCGCGGGATCGTCGCCGACGACGGACTTGTCCACGCGCTGAATGTAGGCGGTCGATGTTACGCCGTCAGTTGTCGGGTTGGCATTCGTGCCGTGCCAGATGCTGAAGCGTTTGCCGACGTTCGGCGTCGAGTTGAAACCCATCGTTGCGGCCTGATACGGAATCGAGCCGCTACCGAGAAGTGAGGCGCCCTGTGCGAAATCCCATGCGATCGTACCGAGGCCAGCCGTGACCGCGCTATTGACGACAGATGAGGCAGGGACGAGGATTTCCCATACTGCGCCGGTAGGAACTGCATTCGATGCCGCCTGGAACGCCGCGGAATCATCCGTTACGCCATCGCAGCGCGCACCGTAGTCCCGAATGCTGCGAACATCGTTATCGCGGTTGTACAGCCTAGAGCCGGTCGCGATCGACGCATCGGTTACCGTTCCAGCGCTCGGAGCGCCGATAAGACGGGATGCGCCGCCGCGGACATATACCCTTTGCACTCCTACCGGGATAGGAGAAATGAAAGACAGACCGTAACCGATCAGCGAATATTGGTCCGGTCCCTGATACGACGCATCGAAGAAGACTTCGATGTTGTTGACCGAGTTGTACAGATTCGCCAGCGTCAGAGCGAGTGAGACGCCAGGCGTGAAGTCGACGTTGGCAACGAACTGTTCCGTCGCGGGGCTGATAGCCAACAGCGCGATTTCATCCTGCGTGACGTACCGGCTATCCAATACCGAGATCGGAAGCCCGCGCGTGACGCCGTTTGCGTTCTGCCAGACTGGCAGCTTGTCATCCGAACTTACGGTAGACGTGACGCACAAATCCCCGATGGTGGACATTTTTATCCTTGAATGATTGGCTCAGCGATCGGGCCGTACTTGCCGGCGATCAGATCGGCGTGAATGTCGCGCCCGTATTGCATACAATCCTTGTCCGATGCGTTGAACTTGACCGACGCGACGCCTAGCGCGGGAAATACGATGTCGACCGTAACCATCGAGCGTGTCGCGTCGGTCCAAACCGGATTGGCGATCGAGTGATAGTCCATTACGCTGTTCTCACATAGAGGAACACAGTGTTAAACGCAGTGCCGGTCGCGGTCCAAGTACCGGGCTGGGCCGGGTTCGGCGCAACGTTGTTGCCGAGCGCTACCGCGCCAATTCCGTTCGCCAGTTGATTTGCCGCGACGATGGCTTGATAGTTGGCCTGTGTGAGCGCAAGAGATCCATTGACGAACAACGGAGCGTTCACCAAACCGTATTGGTCGTTGACCGAATCCCACCAAAGGTATCGAGTCAATGCAGAGTTCAAGTCGACAACGGAATTGCCGGCAATCAGGTTGTGAGTCGCCTTGATATCGCCGGTTGCCTGAATGCCGTCAGTCGTGATGAGTCCGCCCGTCTGCGTGACCGTTGCGCGCCCGAGTTCGACAGAGTTGTCAGCGTTGACCGTGCGCAAGACGAAGCCACCAGTCCCACCAGTGCCCTTGTTGTTCGTGATCCGTGCTGCGCCGTCGTTGGCATCGTTCCAGCTATACCATGCGCCCTGTGAATTGGGATTCGCCGATGCGCCAAGCACCTTGACCCAGTTCGCGTTCACGTACTGACTATCAAGGTGATAGCGCGCGCCATCGTTCCCGACGACGATCAGCGGAATGTTCTCAGGCGATGTGTTGTCGGTCGGGACATAGACGTACATGCCGACGCCAGTAACCCAAACCTGATTCGTCGCATTCTTGTCCCGAGCGCGCAAGGCAGCAATAGACGACGCGCTCTGGACGCTGCTCGAACCGATTGCAAGCGCAACAGGATCAGTCTCGTTCAGCGACGCATAGACGAGGCGTCCTGCCGCATCGAGGATCGTTATCGAGTAAGGAATCTGAACGTAGAGATGGATCAGCGCGCCGGCCGCGGTCGCATGGCCGTGCGTCGTCCTGACAGGCTGAGCGACCACAACCGTACCGGCGATGTCCGACGTGACGACGGCCGGATACGCGACAGGATCGAGGCCGGGTTGGCCGATATAGATGAAGCCCGATTCGAGCGGCTGCCCGTACAAATCGGTGAAAAACGGAAGCGCACGCGCCTCGCTGGTAGCCGCCATTTCTTATCCCCAAAGTAAGCGGGGCGCCGCTTGGACGCCCCTGTTTCGCTTGCTTACGTCTGGTTGAAGAGCATGATGCCGGCCATCTCGGGGTTCGTGACGCTGACGCCGTAGAATGCGTCGACCCGGTACAGAGACTTGTACGTTTCGATGTGCGCCTGCTTGGTCATCACGATTTCGATGCCCTGTTCCGTCGAACCGCGCATCACTGCGAGGCCCTGATCGGACGGCACAGCCAAGCGACCCGGCAGGATTTCGATAGCTTCCTTCTTCCAGAAGCAGTTGACCGGAGCCGATACCGTGTTGAGCCAGGTGATCGCAGCGCTTGCAGCCGGGGTTGCAGTCACGTTCTGATACGCGAGTTCTGCATCCGTTCCGCCTTGGCCAGAGATGATGGCCGGAGCGATCGTTACCGTACCCGTACCGCCTGCGCCCGAGACGATGGCGACGATACGGAACGTCTTGAGCTGGCCGGTATCGACTTTGGTAATTGGGTGAACGTTGTTGACGCCCGCGATCGTGAAGGCATCACCGATCTTGACCGTTCCGGACGTGACCGTGATAGCCAAGTTCTGGATGCGGTTGTCGACGTTCGACTGAAGCGGGCCGCTCGGCGATGCTGCGAGAGCCTTCGGCGTGGTGAACTGGTTCGCACCATTGACCGTGACCGTCACGCCAGCCGCAGCCGTGAGACGGGCGATGTAGTCAGCCTTCAGAACGCGCTCGAAGCCTGCGACCTGACGGCCTACCGTTGCCATTTCGAAAGCGTTCGCGGCCTTCTGGCCTTCGACCAGATAAGCACGGCTGGCAAGGTTGCCGGCCATTGCGTTGTAATCGCGCGAACCGAAGACCGAATAACGGCCGTCGTAGTCGATGCCCGATTCGTTCATCAGCGCATCAGCTTGGGCGATGTCGTCGAAGCCGGTCGCGGCGACCGTGCGCTTCACCACCAGCGTGCCGAGCGTCGAAGCGGCGTTCACGACTGCGAGGTTGATG